CCCGTGGGTGAGGTAAACCGCCGTCTCTGGAACAGCGGTGCTGATGAGGACAAAGAAACTGCACGTAAGCAGAAGCGTAAGCTATCTTACTACAGTAACATCTTAGTTGTGAAGGATCCTAAGCACCCTGAGAATGAGGGTCGTGTATTCCTCTATAAGTATGGCAAGAAGATCCACGACAAGATCCTCGCTGCTATGCAACCTGAGTTCCAAGATGAAGAGAAAGTAAATGTCTTTGACTTCTGGGAAGGTGCTAACTTCAAACTGAAGATCAAGAAGGTCGCAGGTTACTGGAACTACGATAGTTCTGAGTTTGATAATGTCTCTGCTCTCAGTGCAGATGATGATGAACTGGAAGCAACTTGGAAGCAAGAGCATTCTCTTGAAGCATTCACTCACAAGGATCAGTTCAAATCATATGCTGACCTTGAGAAGCGTCTGAATATGGTGCTTGGTATCACTCAACGTGCTGCTGTTCCTACAGTAGACAGCGAAGAGTATGAACCAGTCGCTGCTACTGGTGGGTTCAATGACCCTGACATCACTGGTGGATCTTCTTTCCGTCAGCAGATGAATGCTCCCTCTCCCGTCAAGGCAGAGGCAATCGTTGAGGATGATGACGCACTGTCCTACTTCGCACGTCTTGCTGAGGAGTGATTAAAACTCTCGGTACAGTTCTACTTCATCCAGTAACTTGTTTCAACTTATGTATTGTTGGAATGTTACTAGTAATTCAGGTAGTCCACACTAAAGCACACCTTACTTTAGAAACAGATGTACATGGTCATGTTCATAAAGTATTGAAAAAGAATCCAAAAATAGCAACATCTACTTGCTACGAATTGGGTTTTTCAAATCGATAAAACTGGGAAAAAATTTCGGGCAAATTTTTGCCTGAAAAAGTCAGGTAGTTTTCTTCAGTCTTTGAGTAATATATCCATCAGACTTTTGATATAGATTTTTCTTTCTAAAATCATCTACAAAATCTCTGAAGTATGATCTCTTGAGGATAAAGATTTCTCTTTTCTTTTCATTCTCTGCAGTAAACCACTCAGCAATGGTAACGGGACGACAAATCTCGTTGCCATTTTTTAGTGTGTATGTGCCATTGTTATAGTATTTGAATGGGTATGTTGCTTGTCTAAGCCATTGACCATTGCTATACTTCCACGATTGACCATCGATAGTTTTAACATCACCATCATTTACTGAAACGTCTTCTATCGTAGGTGGAGTGATTACAATTGATGGTGCTGATGTATATCCAGTTCCTTGGTTTGTAATCTGAATTGAGGAAACACTTCCGCTTAAAATATTAATTAATGCAGTAGCACCAGTTCCACCGCCACCAGTGATAGTAGCAGTTGCACTATCGTAACCCAATCCTCCATCTAGAATAGATGTGGTTAGATTATATCCAATGTATGCTGTTGCTTGTCCTGGTGTTGATGGACTTCCCCCTGTAATGTTGACAGTTGGTGCTACGTTTCCACCAAAACCAGATCCACTGGTTAAAATCGTTATACTTTCTAGTCTTCTACCAAATATAATTTGAGCACTTGCTGCAGTGATGTTCTCTGGATTGCTATCTAATGGATTGGGAGTAATTTCAATTCCTCCATTCACATTATACTCTGTTTGCAAGTTTAGAAAGTTGACACTTAGAATACCATAGTGGTCAAAGTTTGCTCCACTATTTCCTGGTTGATATAACCTGAAGTATACATTTTCATTCTTTAGTTCTGCTGGTAGTATGAAGTCGTAGTTGTCTAGGACACCACTTCCACTACCATTAGGAACAGCATCAATAACAATTCCTAAATCAACCCACTCAGTTGATGGTACTGCTCCAGTATCTGTGATTTGATATTGTAAGTATAAGTCTTCAGTACCATTAACATCTGGTGTTTCTCCACCATTGCTACCATTACCACGGATAGCATAGACACGAACAGTATTAATTTGTCTTGTGTCTACTGGTTGTAGGACTGCATATCTTACTCCTGATGCATCACCAAAACGTAGGTGAGTGGATCCAATATTGAAACCACCAGTTGAACCACTACCAGATCCATTAGGTGCGATTGTAGTTCCGTTGCCAAACTCGTAGATCTGATTTGCATTAGTGGTATCAAATTTAATACCATCTAAATTGATAGATTCGATTGTACCATTTACACCTAACTGTGCTGTAGCAGATAGAGATGATAAAGAACCAGTAAATGTAACTGTTGGTGGATATTCATATCCTAAACCACCACTCACCACATCAATTCTTTTGATTGGTGCTGTTGGTGACATGTTTGGTGTAGCAGATGCACCATTTGATGGAACTAATGATACTGATGGTGTACTTTCATATCCAATACCAAATTGCGTCATCTGTATAGAACTTACAAAGTTATTGTATAGAACTTGTGCAGATGCTTGTTTTGTGGATGTTGGGATAGGAAGTTCTGCTGGTGGATTATTAGAAAATGTGAAAGAAGGAGCATTGTAAAACTCTTCGTCTACTGTTTTACCTGCTTCTAATACAATTTGTCCAGCACCATTTGCAATCTCAAATGTTTCGTAATGATGTATTGTTCCATACGGATCATTATATTCTTTCTCCATGACATCAGTAAGTACACTATTTGATAGTGGCCAATCATACTGAACGTTGATCATATTATTAGTCAACAGAAGAACCCAATCATAGAAAGGACTTCCGTAGATAGCGTTTGCTAGAGTGTCTGGGGTATCACCATCTTTTATGGTGTACTTGTTAAACAATACAGCATAAGAGAATACATCATCGTTAACTTTGTATCTGCGAAAGAAGTTCTTTGCAGTTACAAAGTCTGAAGTTGAGAAGGGATAACTGATAGGTTTTTCATCGTATTCGATGTTAGGAATTAGTGAAAAGTACATCAGTAGTTCTCTACCTCGCTTGCGAAAATAAGTTTGCTCTCTTGGAATGCAACTGACAGTTCAATTGCAACCATGCTACCATCTTCATATGTAGCATAGGTTCCGTCAGGTGTGTAGTTAATATCAACCTGGGTGATGGCACACATCTTATACTGTGGAACATCTGGGTTCAATCCACCACCACGCATAAATGAAATCTTACAGAAGTTTGGAACTTGAATAAAACTTTGCTCTATGCTTCTTCCACCCAACTGAACAGCTCCACCAAATCCTTCTAACTTTGTATCAGAACCAAAACTTGGTAGCATCGCTCTTCTAAACTGATTGATAATCTGTTTAATATTTGCTGCTTCCTTTGCATTTCTGGGAACCATCTTAAATTTAAGTTGTAAGTTTCTTAGATCATGTCCACCAAATAGTAGTTCAACGTTAGGGTTCAAGATAACACCTTGCGTGCCACCATAGATGTCATTCTGTGATAACTGTTCCCCAGTTACTTTACTAACAATACCTTGTACTGTTTTTACACCTATATTAGGTAGTAATTGATCTAATGCAGTGCCAACACTATCTATTGTGCCTGCTGCTAACTGACCAAAATCACCAGCACCAAATGTAGACATTGCAGCAGCACCAATGTTACTGAATGATTTACCACTCCAGTTTGCTTTGTAACCAGTAGAAATATCTTCTGGCATGTAAAGAACTACGCTTTTTTGTGTCTGAGTTTCTTTTTTGTAAAACGCTGCATCTGTAGCACTCTGGTTATAGGTTGCTAATGATGTACTATTCTTTTTGGTGTCGCCTTTATTGATACCCTTGAATGGTGGTTGGTATTTGTAGAAGTCAAAGAGAACGTAGTCTGATCCAGCTGCCATAGCAGCTTGCTCTGGATAACGTAAAGATGTTGTTGGTGCTCCAGGCGCACCTAATTGACTGTATGATGTACTACCACCAGACTGTTCAAGAAATGTGTTCTTTGCTTTTGTATAATCTGCGCCAGTAGTAGTTTTCCATACTCCAGGAGGATTGCGATAGATCTGATAAGTCGTACCAGATCTACCTCTTTTCTTCTTCCTTACATCTCCATCCTTAGGCATTACTTAGAAATCTCCTTAGACTGCTTTGTACCGTAACCTTTCACGCTTCTATGTGCAATGATCTTATCGTAGAAATTGTCATCAGTTTCTTCCCATACTGTTGTTTGTTCAATTGGGAAGATCATTCCGTTTAGGTCTCTCACAAAATCTGCTGTCGGTAGTAGAATGGCAGTGTCCCATTCACTTGAAGCTAGATCTAAATATAGTCCATCTACGTGGCCGTGTAGATATTTATGGAAACACTTCTTAGGTATATCAATTCTTCCACCCATTAGTTTTTTGGTGGCAATTAATCTTTTCTTTGGGGACAGGTAATGTAGGTTGGCACCCCAAAATTCTGTTTTATTTGACTTGATTACATAAACAAGAGGAAATCTGTCATAATATGGAAGGTATTTCATCTTTGCTTTGTACTCAAACATATACAAGTGACCTTGTACTGTATGTTTTCTTAACTCATTAGAATCTTGTTCTTGTGCAAAACCACCACGATCTCCCCTCTCGTCAAGAAGATATTTTTTAAAATTCTTTTTATATCTACTCGCTTCTTGCTTTACTGCAGAACGATACCATGCTAGTGATTTTTTGTCACCTTTTGTAGAAGCATTTACTCTTTCAAAAAGTGTTTTGTATCCAGGTGTCTTATTGACGGTGTTACGTTGAATAGACGCAAATCCAGTTGCCATTTTTATACTCCTAAGTGATCTTCGGTTAGTATTAAGAAGTTCATCTGCCTGTCTTCACAATACTCTCTCGCAGCGGACCATTTAGTTTGGTTCTTTACGTAAGTCAGTGCAGCATTACGATAGGCAGCAGTTTTTTTATTTTTCTCATTCGGTGGTTGAGTTTGTTTTTTGGGTTTGATCTCAATAATATACTTGGTAAGTTTGCCACTCCTTTCTTTTACTTTAATGTAAAAGTCAGGGAAATATCGTCTTACTTTACCATCAGGTGCGCGATAGGGAATAATTATCTCTTCGCTACCCCATTCGATTATTGAGGAACTACTATCACAGAACACCATGAACTTACGTTCCCATAGCGACCTATAAACTATATTTGTTGGGTTGCCACGATACTTAGTAGGATTTTTAGGTTTGTAAAATCCAGAGTACGCCATAAATATAGAAGGACCAACATAGGTATTTAGCGTGTCGATTGATCGCCTTTTAAGCACAATGTCTGCCCAAGGTGGCATGTCATTTAGTAATAACTTTGTTGTGAAATTTATTAATCCTCCTCCAGGACTAACACAAGTTCCTGGTGGAACTACTGACGATAATGGAACTGTCACAGGAACAAGTGATTACTTTGAGATGTTCTGCAACGAAGCTCAATTACCCAACACTAATACTGCACAAGGTCAAATGAATGGCGTGTACGTTGGTAGTGGTTCTGTAAACTATCCTCATACTAGAGTATTCACTGAGTTTCAATTAGGATTCCTATGT